AACTACTTTAGATAATTTAGTTATTACCGGTGAGGAAGTTAAATTTGAAATATTAGATAGTAATTTAAATTCTGTATTTGTTGGTAGATGCTATGTAGCTAATTATGAATTGGTGGCTGATAATGAAGGAGCAATGTTTTATAATGCTGATTTTAGTGTAACAAGTGGGGTGGCATAATTATATATATTTTTTTATTTATCTTTGAGTTAAAATTAACAATATGGCTGCAATTAACGGAACTTCATTAACACTTTACATACCTCAAACAGTAGGCGTAACTACATCATGGGTAGCAGTAGGATTATCAAAATCTGCTAGTTTATCTATTTCTGCCGATACTCCGGATATTTCTACAAAAGACAGTAGTGCTTGGACAGAAGTAATGGCGGGTATGAAAAGTTTTACTATGGATTTTAGCGCATTATTAGATTTAGGTGCTGATGCTAGTGCAAATGGATTTGTACCTTTATATACTTATTTTACCGCACAAGCAACAATAAAAGTTGCATTTGGTAAAGATGGTGGATATTGGTATGGAGATGCTATTATATCATCATTGGAGCAAAGTGCTGAAGCCGAACAACCGGTAGAGTATAGCGGTTCTTTAACGGGAACGGGTGCTTTAACTTATGATTCCGGCAATATAACTTATCCTTAATGATAAATTAAACAATTAAATTTTATGGCAAAAAACAAACACAGAGGTACTTGTATCATAGATATAGGTGGCAAAAAAAGAGGATTAGTATTTAACATGAATACCTATGCAATATTTTGTGAAGGTATGGATATTAACCTAACTGAGATGGATGTAGTATTTTCTGACAGAAGACAAGCAAAGGCTTTGTGTTGGTTATTTTATTCCGGATGTTTTGCTTATGATGAAAAGAATGGTAAATCTATAGATTACGATATACATGATTTTTATGATTGGGCAATGAGTGTAACTCCGGAAGATACTAATAAGATTATGGAAACCATGACGGGTTCTCAAGAGTTATCTAATTCATCTAACAATGGAATGTCTAGAAATGTTGTTGAATCAACCAAAGATGATATAAAAAAAAATTAGTATCATTTGATGACATATTAGATCAAGGAATAGGAACGTTGGGTTTATCACCCGACGTTTTTTGGTTATTAACATGGGCAGATTTTGTTAGAATGCTAGAATCATGGACACATAATCAAAATCAATCATGGGATAGGACAAGATATCAATCTACAATGATAGCTAATTGTGCTATGGGTAGGAAGAAAACAATCGCTCCAAAAGATTTGTTTAGGCTACCACACGACATGGATTCACAGAAAAAAGTACCATTACCAACAAAAGAAGAAGTAGCTAAAATCAAAAACAAGCTATTTAAATTACCTATTTAATATTAATTAAATTTGTGCTATGACGGAAAAGAATAGAATAGTTTATGAAACCTTAATGAAGGTTAAAAACTTTACAAAGGGTGTATCAAAAGTACAAGCCGGATTTAAGAAGTTATCAAACTTAGCTAGTGCGTTTGCAACGGGTTTTATGGGTTCTCAATTACTAACAATGTTTCAAGATTGGGCAAAAGAAGCCGGTAAAGTAGAAACCGTTAATAGAAGTTTTTCTAGATCATTTGGTGTAATGGCTTCTGAAACTGAAGCTAGTTTAATTAAAATGTCTACTATTTTAAAAAGAAATACTTCAGAAATGAAAAAGGGGGCAGTTTCTTTTCAAGCATTTTTTACGGGATTGGGTTTTGCTAGTAAAGCCTCATCACAAATGTCCGTTGATTTACAGAAAATGTCTGTTGATTTAGCCTCATTTTTTGGTATAGCTGATGCAAATGCACAAAAAAGATTTTTGGCAGCTTTAGCCGGTTCTCCGGAAGTTCTTGATCAGTTTGGTATAAATCTAAAACAAGCAGCGTTGCAAGTTGAATTATACAATATGGGTATAAAGACAACTGTACAAAATACAAGTGAAACCGTTAAAACAACCGCTAGATTAGCTATTATAATGCGTTCGATGTCATCTGCCGGAATATTGGGGGATGCTTTTAGATCAATGGATACATATGCGGGAAAAGTTAAAGCATTGGATTCACAATTTCTTGAGTTTCAACAAAATATGGGTAATGTTGTTATTCCCGTTTTAATTAAGGGAATGGAGACGTTAAGCGGATTGTTTACTATAATTGATAATATATTAAAACTTCGCGATCTATCTGATTTCTTAGCGGGTAATGCTATTAATGCAGCAGAAATTAGAAAATATAGAGAGGAACTTGAAAAAATAAAAGAGACTCAAACAATACTTAATTTTCTTGCTGAAAATAATACTAGATTCAGAAACGCTGATAAAGTTTTAAATGATGAAGAGTATGCTCTTTTTGTTTCATTGGTTACAAAAGAAAAAGAATTAAAAAAACTTTTAGAAGAAGGTAATTTAGAGAGAACAGATGAGGTTGAATTAAAAAAAGAACATTTATATTATTCAAATGAGATTCAAAAATTTCAAGTAAGGATTAATGAACAAATTAAAGAACAAGTAAAACAACAAGAAGAATTAAATAGACTAAAACAAATAGAAGCGGATGGTTTTACTTCAGAAATAGAAGCAATTAAAGAAAAATTTGATACTCAAAAAAGGCATCAAAAATTATTTGAAAAAGATTCTTCTGAATTAGAAACTCAAAAACAACTTCAACAAGAACTTTTAGTTATATACGGTAAACAATTAAAAGCGGGTATATTAACTACAAAAGAATATAAAAAACAAACTGATGAATTATTAGCCATTAATACTGCATTAATGACTGTAAATACTATAGAATTTAATAGCATAGAAAGAGAAAGAAGAAGAAAAGCTACTAAGGATTTTGATTTTGTTGGAGCGGGTGATAAAATCGGAAGTCTTAATCAGAGAAATTTAGATTTACTTGGGACTTCTGTCATTTCCGATCAATCTGCTGCCATGGCAGATGCTTTATTAGATAAAGATAAATTTATAAATAGAATAAAGAATACATTAAGTAATATAAAAATTGAACTTGTTGATGTACTTAAAGGTAGTTTTCAAGAAGATATGAGAATGATGCAAATTTCATTAGAGCAAATAGCAATGCCATTTATTAATGCATCAATGCAATTATTTGATCAAATGTTAACTCCTCCGGATGCTACATTAAGCAAGGAAGAACAAAAAGAAAAAACTAAAGAAGCATTTGCCGGAATTATAGTTGGTTTAGGACAAGCTATGATGGCTATAGGACAAGGGATGATTCTTACGGCTATTGGATTACAAACATTAATAAAAAAACCTATAGTTGGTGCAGCCATTGGTGCTGCAATGATTGGTACGGGAGCAATATTAGTAAAACATGGAAAAGGAAAATTACAAAACATTAAAAACGCACAACATGCTAGAAATGGAGGAGGAACTGCAAATGCCGGTGGGGGTGTAGGTGGGTTTGGTGATTTTATGAATGCAATACAAGGGGAACAAGTATTTAGATTAGCCGGTAATGATTTAGTAACGGCTATTAATAGAACAAATAGATTTCAAGGAACAATAGGAGGATAAAGTATGGCTATATATAGAAATAAATACACATTAGAGTTTGATGATATTATTAAAGGAGAATTTAATGATTATAAATTAGAAATTAATAAAAAACTAACAACATCAACTGCAAATAATGTTTATATAAGTGCTTACAATAATAGTGGTGAAAATATAAGCCAATATGATCCCGTTAGAGTAGCAAATGGGTTAGTTGTTAAATCAAAAGCATCTGATAGTTCTACTATGCCATCAACGGGTATAGCTACTGTTGCCATACCAACAAGTTCGGGTGCAAGTAACACTATTTTAACAACGGGTGTATTAAGTCACACATTTGCTCCCGTAGCAGATGTAGATTATTATGTAGGGCAAAATGGAGGTGTTACAGATGTTACTACGGGTTTAAGTATAATTCAAAAAATTGGTGTTCAAGTTACTAGTAATGTTTTTACTTTATTAGATGAACTAGTAACATTAAAGGGTACGGGAAGTCCTATACAACTTAATTATAACTTAGTTGATGATGATATTTTATCTCCATTTAGGGCAAGTTATTTAGATATCTCTTTTTATAAAGAAAGTTTGTCTGATGATTATTCAGAATTATTTGCAGCAGAAAATGATGCATTTAAAGTAACACTTAAAAAAAATAATGTTTTATTTTGGCAAGGTTGGGTAGGGGGGCAATTAGCCTCTGAGCCATATGCATCTCCTCCTTATCCTATAAATTTAAAAGCGTATGATGGTATTCATTTATTAAAAGATATTCCATATTTTACAAATGCAGATGTTTTTCAAGCACAATCTAATCAATATAATGATAGATATGGGTATTACAATATTACTGATATTGTTGAGAAGTGCATATATAATACGGGAGTACTTAATAATGTTTATTATTACATTAATATAAAAAACAATGAAACAACTAATATATATATAGATTTTGTAACAAAAACAAGGATACATCATCAAACTTTTTTAAATGGGGAATCAGATTCCATGAATATGGAGAATGTTTTAAAAAATATTTTAACGAGTTTGGGTGCAACAATTTACCAAAGAGATGGTAGTTGGTGTATCGTAAAAATATCAGATTTTACTACAACAACTTCACCATATGTTAAGGTAAAAAGTAATTGGAGAGCAGATGCTAATCCAACAGAAACAAATTATGTTTTAGAAGATGAGGTAAATCAATCAGCTATGAACAAAATATCTTCTGAATTAGATTTTTTTCAAGTTGATAATAATTCTGTAGTTACCAATCAATATCCTCTAAAAGAAGTTACTATAGAACAAGAATTTGATCATAATATGGTTACTGAAACAACTATCGATTCTGTAAAAGATTTAGGTTCTAGTGATCCATCGGGAATATTTTTGTTTGATGAGTGGGAGCCTTTTGGTACAAATATTTTAGAAGCCGTTGTATTAAGATCAGAACAATCAGATTTAAGTGAATCAGCTAATTTACCTAAATCTTTTATTGAGGCTGATGCACAAGCTGCATCGGTTCAAATGAATTATTGTGATTCATATTTAGGCTACCCCGTATCTCATTATTGTAAAATTGATTCAGCAACAATAAAAGGATTAAGAGCAAAAGTAAGAGCGCGTCCATTGGGTGCATCATTATGGGGTGATCAATCATTATGGATAATGTTTTCTCCACAACTTAAATACAATGTAGGTTCAACAGTTACTCAAAAAGGATTTGGTAATTCAAAGAATCATCTTAATGCTATGTTAAATAAAACTACTCTCAGAATTACCAATGAGATGGTAGATACAACTCCTTTAAGAGCTTTTATTTTGCTTGTTGAAGTTTCCACGGCAAGTGCTTATGCCGGAACATTTAAAATTAAGGTTTACAAAGATAGAGTTCTTTACTTTACAAGCAGTACAATAGTTACGGCAGATTTACCGGCTGATGGAAGAGCGCAAATGGGTTATACAAATCAATATGTTCCTCCTTATTGGGCGGGTAATATACAACAAAAAGCCGGTGATTTCACAGTTGAATTTGTACCGCTTACGGGTAATGTTTTTCCAACTATGTATAGATGGTATTTAGAGGGTGGATCAAACCAAAATTATGATTTTTATCAAACAAATTATTGCAGTTTTCAAATAAGTAGTGTGACACAAGCAACCACTACTAATTTTGAGCCAACAGATCAAGGTGAAAATCCAATAGAAGGTGGTAATACAACGGGAGTAGGAAATAATGTATTAAACACTAATGAAAGCGCAGCAAATTTATTCCAAAAAGATTGGGGTTGTGCCTCGGGAGAAGTTTGGAATCCTACTAGGTTAAAAACTGATAGAGTAAACAATTGGACAGAATATATAATAAGTTCAAATACAGATTGGAATTCATCAATTAGTAATTTAAATGTATTTATGTCATTATTTTCGGGGGCTAAAGTTTTTGGCAGTAGTGGTGTTGAAACTCAACCCCCTTTTGAGTTTGTTTATGATGTCAGTTATACTGATATAAAACTACTTCCATTAGTTACTGAAAATAATATTGCTCCAATAAAACAAGAGTATGTAATAAAACAAAATTTAAATTTTAGTAGTAAAATAAATAAAAAAACAATTATAGGTTCGGGTTTGTTTAATGTTGGTTCTCATAGATATGTCGGATTTCCATCTAAAACAATATCAAGTCCAAACGATGCTGAAAAAAGTTGGATAAATTGGAATGATTCTAAACTAAGTGATTTAACTATGCAACATTTACTTGCTGCATCTTACATGGAATTATACAGAATTTCAGTAAGAAGGTTAGATGGAACACATTACGGTAATTATAAATATGGAGATAGATTAGCTTTAAAGGTAAACGGAACATTAGATACGTTAAATGGAAGTCAAGCAAAATTTTATCCAATGGGAGTTATAATGGATTTAAAAATGGCAAGAACTACATTTACCGGAGATGATTTATTAGATAATACCGGTAATGATTGGCAATCTACATTAACTAAAACAATTAAGTGGATTGGTGAGAATGATATTACCGAAACAGAAACTTTAACTTAAAATATTTGCAGTTGTAAAATCTATTCTATACAATTGTACGGTTAAACATTTTTTTTAAACAATAAACAAGCATATATGACAAAGACAAGTAAATCTCTAAACGAGAAGTTATTTGCTTTACAAAATGAGATAGGTGCTATTAGTAAAGATGCTAAGAATCCTTTCTACAAAAGCAAGTACTTTGACGTTAATTCATTAATTAAACAACTACAACCATTACTTCAAAAGCATAGATTGTTGCTATTACAACCAATAGAAGAAACGTTGGTGTATAGTAAAATGATATGTATTGATAGTAATGAGTTTGCAGTTAGTTGTATGAAATTACCGGATATACCCGATCCTCAAAAGATGGGTTCTGCGGTAACATATTACCGTAGGTATACTTTGGGTTCATTGTTAGGATTACAATCCGTTGATGATGATGCAAACCTTGCTAGTAGCGTTGGTAATAGTAGTTCCAATAAACTTCCAAAGGATAGATTTGATAAAGCAATAAAAGCATTTAAAAGCGATCCCGAAGGAGTTAAAAAAGAGTTGAGGAAGTATATATTGGATGCTCCTCAGTTAACCATTTTAAAACAAAACAAAATAGATTTAAAATAATTATGGCTGATTTATATTTAGGTAGTTTG